TAATATAGCGTAGCTGGTCTGGTGTGTATGCTTCTTTGCCATCAACGTTATATTTCCAGGTGTCGTCTTCTGCTTCATCTTCATGTAACCCAGACAACTTACGAAGTTGTTGCAATTCTTCAGATACTGGCGCTGGTGGCACTTCGCCTTCTGGAGCTGGTGGCACCTCGCCTTCTGGAGCTGGGGGCATTTCACCTTCTGGAGCTGGTGGCAGTTCACCGCCTAAGTCTGTTGGCAGTTCACCGCCTAAGTCTGGTGGCATGCCGCCGCCCATGCCGCCGCCTAAATCTGCAGGTGGTGTACTTTCCGGTGCAGGTGGTGTTGATGCAGCAGGCGCGGGTGTTGCACCGTTAGCATTAGGTGCTAGATCAGTTCCGCCTGTTTTGCCATCACCAAATACTAATTGAATTGCGACTCCAGGATCTTGTTGAGTTACATATTGTTGTATTAGTGGTCGTACATCTAAATCCGGATCAATATCTTTCAGCGAATCTAAAAATTCAGAATCATCAATTAAACCGGCTAAACTTTGAATAGCATTAATACCATCCGGTCCGCCTCGTAATTCTTTTTCTAAAATTTTGTTTAATTTGTCAATTGCAACTTTTTGTGCATCTTTATTTGAACTAAACACTTCATCTTGATCTTCAAGCATAATACGATTAATAAATGATTCAAATGCAACTTCTGGATCATAACTTTCTTTTTTATGGCTTGTATAACCTTTGTTCTTCATTGAATGTGCTAATGCCCAAGGATTATCAATTTCCTTGTGTTTCTTCATTGCCTTAACAGTGCCTTCCCAACCTTTAGGAGCAGCTTCATCCATAAAGTAATCTGCAGATAATTCACAAACTGGTAATTCACTTTCATCTACAATGTTGTATAAGAACGGAAATACTGATTTCATTTCTTCATTAAAAGTACGTACAGTTAATCGATCAATCCAATCATTCATAACTGTTTCTGGAATTACCCGATCTTCTTGAACATTAAACGATTCTGCAAATTGTTGATAGTAAGCAGGGCGTTGTAAGCTATTAATTTCTTTTTTAACTGCTTCAATTCGTTCAATTACACGAGATGTAACTGTTCCCATCGCTTCTGATAATTGAGATTGGCGACTAACATATCCTTTAAATTTACGTAAACTTGCTAATTCTTCGCTAAGTTTTGTAATGTGTTTACCGATGTTGTCGTACGGAATCCCACCGTGTTTAATATGTTCTGCTAATGCACGCGCACCCGGTAAATGTTTATACGGGTATTTAAATCGCTCGCCGTCTGCATTTTCTACATAAATGCATTCGATATGCATTGTACGGCCTGCGGCTAACTCTGGATTAATAGGTTGAGTATGTTTAACTATTAAACGAGCCTCACCTAGGTCTTGGTAACTTATTCTAGAAGTACCAAACATTTTACTTTCCATCATTGGTTGTTCCTTGGGTTTTGCTTGAAACTGATAGTCTCGTTTGTCTAAATTGCTCTTTCCAATGTTTTGCACATCAAAATTTAATAAGCGATTTTTAGCAAATTTTCTAAATGATCTTATAAATTTGTATGCATTGTGATGTGTGGTATTTGAATCGTCATCTACTAGATCACCACTAACTTGTACTACAACACCATCATCTATATCTAAAGTAATTGTAATAGTGCCAAGCGGTTCGCCATCTTCAGTATATTCAAACTCAAAGAATCTAGCACGTGGTATATCAGCTTTTTTACTTAGTACTGCTGCATTTTCGTCTCCCATTTTAATATCAGTGAAACGAGTTTGTATTTTGCCATAAAGGTCTAAAGCAATTTTATCTAAGTTGTTATCCATTATGTATTCCTCATAGTTATATTTATTTCAATGTGTGGTTAATTTCGAGTATTGCTAGAAGATTTTTGATTAATGAGTAGATATAAAAATTGGTAATGGAGTTTCCCAGTCTTCGTCATATTCTCCTTCGATCCGCATTCTATCAAATACTTTTGGATCCCACTCTGCTAAAATAACAGTCATTCGTACTATAAGCAATAATGCCGATACTAAATCGTCATGTTGACCTGTTTTACCTTTAAAACTAATGCCATGTGCAATAAATGTTTTTAATTCACTAAGTAACGGTCTGCTGTTGATTGTCATTTTATCTTCTTCGATAAAGTATTTTAATCTAGAGCATGCTGATATTTTACTATTAAATGTAGTATTAAATCCTTTGCGGAATTTACGAACATGGCCTTTTCTACCTGGCTCACTTACAAATAATCCCGGAAACGATTCTTCCCCTAAATTCTCTATTACTACTAACGCGCTTTCGCCCACTGTATTATTTTCTACTGACCAATAAATTGAATTGTATTGATCTTGTCCAATTTCATCTTGTATATATTTTAATATATCTCTAAATAACTTAACCTGGCTTTGTATAGGAGTGATGTTATGATGCCACTCAGCAACTTGTGTCATTGATGGCAATTCAAATACTTCGATTGCTGCATAGTCTCCGCCTGTGCCTAAACTAGGATCTAACGCTACTAGATATAAGTTTTCCGAAGTTGGTTTTTTATACCATCTCACTTGCCCCATTTTTAATATTGGTTCTTTGCCTACCATATCTGCTAGCTTAATACTGTTAACAAGTGTTTCTTCGAATACTAAAAATTCGCACCCATACTCACGTCTAAACTTTTCTTCACCTATACGTCCAAGTTCGTTCTTTTTCCATTCTTCATCTCGATCCGGGTGTTCCCACCAGTTGGCTTTAAAACCACAGAATCCGTTGATACCAATTTTATCTAGCTTTTCATTACCGTACTCATCAAAAAAGTTTTGGCTTTCTTTCCAGAGTATAGCAAATTGATCTTCATCACTATTAGGAGTAGATGTAATAATGCATCGACCACCTGTTGCTAGTGTAGGCGAAATAGATGTCCAAAATTCAGTAGCAATATTTGGTTGTAAAAACGCAAACTCATCGCAGTATAGTAACGAAATACTCATACCTCGACCAGTAGTACCGGTAGTTGTTTGACTTACAATACGTGATCCGTTATCAAATTCCATCGATCCTTTATTATAACTAACAACCCCTGCTCGTAAAAAATCCGGACATAATTCGTATCCGTATCGTATACGTTGCATAATCTCTTGAGCGCCGGTATATTTATGAGCTGCGATTAATATAGTTTGATCTGGATGAAACATTGCATACCATAATAAGTATGCAGATGCACATGTTGTTTTTCCACTTTGTCGTGGTAACATATTAATATTAAATCGATACGAATGATAACAATTTAATAATCGATTCTGATAATCAAATGGTTCAAATAAAAGTTTGCCTTGTACCGGATGTTGAATATAAAAGAAATGTTTTGCAAAGTATATATAACCATTATCTGGTTGTGAACACATCTGCAAATCGGTGATTTGTTGTTCTGCAAATTTTTCAGTCTTGTGTGCCTTCTTAGTAAGCACCCCGTCTAACGATTTAGCTGCCATAAATTATCCTTTTTTGTCATAATCGTATTTACAAGAAAAAGCGGACATGATGTCCGCTTTATGAATGCAGTATACAACAGGTAAACGTATTATCTACTTCTTTTTTGATAAGGGTTACCTTGATCAATTGTTTTAGAAGATTCTTGCAATTTACGAGTTTTAATATCGTTATACAATGACGATAAGTTATGTACTAATGATTCGTTACGCATATTCCATGGATTACCACCGCCTGCTTGTTTAGGAGCTTCGTCACCTTTGCTAAACATGTCATCGCCTGTCGTAGTAACTGCGTCAATACCGAATGTAGTTGGGCCTGCGTCGCCATGTGCTGAATTTTTATAACTATCGTCAATTACCGTTTCAATATCGTCAGAACCAAACAACGCATGTCCATCGTCATCATCTGGCATACCAGGTTTCATATCACCATGATGATCATCGTGACTGTGATCATCGATACCTTTTAAGATATCCATTAAATCACGAATTCCACCAGCGCCTTTACTATTAATAGTAACGTTCATCGTTAACGATTCTTCAGGATGTGACTGATTAGTTATTCCCATAATTGCCGCAGGAAGTCCCATGCCGTCATCGCCGCATTCGCCCATTGCGCATTCTACATCTCGACCTTCTTGAATATTTTGTAATTTGTGTGCTAACTCTTTAAAGTTCATTATTTTTTCCCTGTAGTAGCAGTTGGCAGTATAACTTGTTTAGAGCCAATTGGACTAATTATTCCCATCTTTTTATCAGATTTTGCAACTGCTGCTGTTTTTTCAACAGGTGCTTTTTTTGCTAACAATTTTTCATTAACGCCTTTATACTGTTCGCCTTGGTGTTTAACTTTTCCTAATTCTTTTAATAATGACATTGAATGTGCATCACCTACTAGATTTTGATTATTCTCTTTATCATAATCTTTACCTAGGAATGATTCGCCAGTTTTTTCATCATGTTCGTGATTAATTTCAGTTTCTTGTTGTTCTTTACGGTTACGTACTTTTACACAGCATTGTGATATACCTAATGATTCAGTAGCAATATCTCGAAGTTGGTGACTAGTTGCTGGATAAGTTAATACTACATCGTACACTGTGACATTAATATTTTTATGTTCAGGAAAGTCAAATTGCGTTTCTTGAATTGGAGTACGCACACCTTCCGAAAAAGATTCAACAGTGAATCGGCCTAATGCAGTTTTAAGTTTATCAATATCACAATCTGTAGGTTCACCTGCAATTTTAATTTTAAATTCGTAAACCTGAGTTGATTCTAATAAGTGTTGTCTAAATGATTTCATAATGTGTTCCTGATAGTATATTTATTTCATATTCTTTAATTTTTCGATAAGACTATTTCTGTCCGTAACGATAAAGCCGTCACCTGGAATATTAATACCACTATCTTCTTGATGTAAATCGTTATCTAATTTTTGTTTTTTAAGTTGCAACTCGATCATTTTAAGTTTTTTATCAATCTTTGCTGATTTAGCATCGATTGCATTCTTAAGCATACTTGCTGCTACCTCAAAAACTCGTCCGCTATATCTTGCTTCGACGTTCATTCCTAAATCCATTAAGTCGTCATATGCATCAGTAGCGCGTTGTGCTAGCGCATCAAATTCAGAATCACTAATATCACCTAAGCCTTTTACATGAGGCAATGCTGCTGAAATTTTATCAAATTCTGACATTTCTCTAAATAACGGAACTGTATCAACTGGTACAGGTGTTTTTATTTTTTCTTCTGCTATAATAACTTTACTTTCTGGAAGATTTAGAAGTTCTTCAAGTTTCTTCATGGGTTATCCTATATAATACCGAATTGATAACATACTTGTTACCTTGTAAACTGTATTTATTTACCTTTCCCATTCCAGAAGAGATCATTTTCGTTAATAACTCTAAACACAATGCTGTGTTGTTTACAGTAAGCAGTTGCAGCTGCCCATTTTGCTTGATTCTTAACAAATTGAGATTGGTTGTATTTGTTTTTACCGACGCGTTCTAAGATATGCTGGCTTGCAGGTTTAATTTCAATTAATTCATTATGAAGCTTATTATGTTTATCTATATATTGAATAAAAAAATCAGGTAAGTAAATAGTATTTCGATTAGTTAATGGATCTCTATACGGAATAGTAATTGCTTCACTTGCCCATTTAATTACGCTCGCATTTGAATCACAAAAGTTCATAAAACTCCATTCCCAAGAACTTCGATAGTATGGTATTTTAGTACCAACATACTTATCTGGATTAGATGTAGTAAATTTTCCTTTTGCAAATTTACGACTGCTCATAATAGTATATTTCTTGATTCAAATGTATTTTCTAAAAACTTAATCCTGTACCCTAGCAGACTAGTAGGTTCTCTATATGAATTTAAAATTTGTGCAACTACTTGATTTAACTGTAACGTCGGTAATGATTTAAGTGATTCAAGTAATGTAAATACAGGTACATTATCAGTGCGTGCTTGATTTAAAAATACAATGCCAGTTGCCCTTGCACTGTCTGTATCAAAATTACGTCGTTGGAAGAACCCGATCACCGCGTCAATTTCCTCACTAGGGAAGGTTACTTCAGTTTTATGGAACTTGTCAAAGAACGATTTAACTTCAGTTAAACTGCTAGTAGTGGTATCGCTTGGTAAATTAGTAGTCATTTTGTATCCTTTTATACATTGTTAGCGTACTTTGCAGTGATAGGTGTAGTTGTAGTAGCCGGAGCAGCAGTAGAAATTGTTGACACCGGAGATGCAGTAGTAGTTGATGTTGCAGTTGATGCAATAGCAATACCTGAACCATTATCAACTGCAGCAGTGCTTAACGAGGTTGCCGACGGTGATTGCTTAATAACTTGTTTAATAATAGAGGTTGGAATAGAATCTCTTGCACCGACCGAAGACGCAAATGACGGATATGATGCAGTATTAGCAGGAAATTTACTAGATAACGGAGATGGCATCCAATCGTAATGCACTGCACCGAAACCCTCCATTTGGCCGTCATCAACAAATCCTGTATTATACGACACTGACTCATATGCTAATTTCATATCAATTGAATGCGATTCGCCTAAATGATAGCCAACTCCCCCGCCGGTCCACGATGTGATAACCGGATTAATTAACTTATAACTTACATATTCATGGCGTGCCATTTGATATACTGTTATGTAATTAAAGAACGGTGCTACTGGACCTTTATAACCATACGGTGTTGTTATAAACGACGATGGTCTAGTTGCAGTTTTATTATATGTACCGTTTTTACCTGATACAGTCGGATCTTGATAATAATATTTGTAATATGCTTGCCATAGTTGATTAATTAATCCCATGTTGTCGTCATGAAATGTGATATCAATGTCACCATACTTATGCTGATATTGTACTACTTTTTTTCGATTATATTGGTTTAATGTTTCAGTTGAAACTGTATATGCAGGTAACGTAGAGTTTTTAACTAGTAGGTTAATTTCATATTTAAGAGTTTCTAATAATTTTGCATTAACATTAGTTAATACTTTCCAATTAACATTAAATGCAACGTGAAATAGAAATTTGTTTTTAGGTAATAATCTAAATTGATCGTCGACAAATGTTCTTGCAGCGTGTTGTTTGCAACGAAGATGTTCAACTGGATCAGAGATTAAATATTCATTAGGTGTAAATGCCATATATATATTTATCCTTTTAATAAACTGGGTAGTTAATAATAGCTCAATAAAAAGCCCGCAATGCGGGCTCTTTATAGTAGTGTAATATTACACGGTTGTACCGACGCCGCCTACTACAGTAACAACGTCAAGTGTTCTATCGGTAGTTCCACCAATAGCTCCACCTGCTCCACCTTGTGTTACTACTTGTACACAGTTATCAGGTTGAACTGAAATATCAATTGTCATTGCATCTGCAGATTTGTAATCTAATCCGCCGTATGTAGTTGACACAATATAACAACCATAACATTCCCAACTTTCTAAGATGCTAGATTCTGTATGGAAGTTACCGCTGTTTCCGCCATCTAAAACGTCAATTGTCATTTTAAACTTATATGAACCAGCTGCAGCAGCCGAACTTTGTTCAAAGAAATCGAATTGTTTCTGATTCTGCTGACCAATTAATGTATTAACTGTGTTAGATGAATCATCACGAATTTTAATAGTAATCGGATCCCATGTAGGTTTACCTGCATAATTAATTTTACTATTATAAACGTCGATTGTTTTAGCTTCAAACTTCACGTTGGGACGTGATGCTTCTGATATTTGTTTTGTTATTTCAGTTACATCAGAACCGGCAACTCCTAAACCATCAAAAAGTACCCTAAACCGATATTTTAGTTTAGGCATTAATAATGCAGTATTAGTTGGTTCTGAAGTAGTTGGAACTGAAAAATTATTTAATGATGCAGCTGACATTTTATTTTCCTCCTAATGCTTTGATTTCACCGGTGTTTTTCAAACGCAACGGAATGTAAATAAATTCTACAGCTTTAGTTGGTTCGATTGCAACATCGAGATATAGTTCACTGCGATCAATTCTGGCCGGAGTATTATTTGTTGTATCACATACTACTACATAATCGTATAATGCACGTTGACCCATTAATTCCATTAACAGTTGTTCAGCTGCATGTTTTACTTGATTACGAGTTGCAATATCATTCGGTTGGAATAAATATGGTCTTGTAAGTGCTGCAAATTGTTTGCGCAATTGAACAACTAATCTAGCAACATTAATACGATCTAATGAAGATGCTGCAGAAGCACGAGTATATTGACCCATATTAACTAATCCAGAACCAGCAATAAATGTAATTGGATTTACTTTAATGCTTGCAAGTGTATCACGTTGGCCATTGTTTAGTGAAATTTCTTGAATTTCGCCAGTTGATTTAACATAAACAGCACCAGTTGCGTTATTAATAACACCTCTTGAAGTTCCAGCAGGTGCATACCATGGATGACTTGCATTATCACTTAATGCAATTGTACGTAACATCATATAGCTAGGTGGCACAACGATGTTATTTCCTAGGTTGTCACTTGTGTAACCCCATGGGTAGAAAAATGCAAGATATTCATCGCTAGTAGTTAATCCAAGATCATTGTCTTCAACTGCGCCAGCTTGATTATTACCCCAATTACTTAATGATGTTGCATCAGGTGCTAAACGTGCAGGAGTGTCGCCGATAACAAACGCAGTAATTCCGCGATCATAATTTAAAATTTTCATTTCGCCGACTAGTTCTGGATATCCAGGACACGCAATTAAATTAAATACTCTAGCTTCTTCGTCACGAATTTGTTGATTTGTATTTGCAACGGCTTGCAATGCTTGTACTACCACACCACGTTGTGCATGGCGACCAAACGCACCTGCTCCGGTTGCTAAATTAGCAGATTCACTTACCCAACGATCTGGATAATACGAAGTCATAGGTTCATTACCGAATCTTAAATTACGTTGTAGTACATTGACATAGTTTTTATGTAAACGTTTAACGTTAAATCCACTTCTGCGTAAATTCCACAACATTGTACCTTTTGGGTATAATTCAGGTTCTGGTGCATCAAAGTCTACAAAGTCAGCCATTATTCGTTGTTCTGCGGTTAATTCAGCTTCTAATCGTCCACCTAATAACTCTACAATTGAACTGCTTTCACTTGACATACCGTTGTTATTCCAACGTGCGTCAGCAAATACAATACCATTTTCAGATGTTTGATCAGTAATATCAACTTTTTCCCATTTTTTAGTAAAGTTAATATATTTGTACAATGCTGGATAATTTTCAACGTCTGACATATCAATCCACAAATCACCTTCTACTAATGGAGAAATACCATCACTTTGTGTAGT